CCATATATGTGCTTCACTATTCAACTTAGTGACCATTGTGACTACGGTCAGTGGGATTGTTATTTTCCGGACTCTCCATGTCCTCGGGAAGGGGCATTTTATAGCGCTCACACCACTTCCGTGCCATCTCTGGGAAAGACACGTCTAGCATGGTACAGAAATGAGAAATCTCTGCCCTATGGGCGATTTCTCTCATCTGTGCTTGACGATGTTCAAAAACTTGTCTTCCATGAAAAAACCATTCACGAATTGCGCCGTCTAAGCAGCTTGCAGCTACTTCTCTCGGCGTTTCGCTTCTGGATTTGAGATTGGCATGTAAACTCTTGAAGATCGAGTCTTCCTTAAGAGCACCAACTCGCCGATCGATCTCCGGGATATACACACTATTTCGTTGCAGGAAATCTGCCTCACGAGTGTGCATGTATTTTGTGGGAGTGGAGGTCTTGTCGGGCATTGTAAATGTCATGTCCGACTTGGCGAGAAATTCGGCGGTTGTGATATGATTGAATTCAGAACATTCCACATGGACTGAACCTTTCACATCATCACCAAAAGTCCCAAGGGCAACATGTTTCCTGAAATCGCGTTTCTCCGGATACTTAGCATAAAATGCACAACGCATTAAAAGAGAATTGGCGATACTATTAATATAAACAGTCAAATTTTGCCCTGAGGGATTGGATCCCACAAACTGCAGCAAATCCCCATTGTACGCAATAACGGGGTATGCTACATCGTATGCAATGCCTTTCATAATAAGAATATCATCCTCACTATATCCGAAATGCTTTGCAATGTCGATCATAATGCGAAATGAAGCTAATGTCAATTGTGCGGGCAGACGCAAGTCATACTTGCTATAGTCTCCTGCTAAAATTCTATCAGCTCCAAATTTGTTAATATGATCATCAAATTCCTCCCAATCTGGTCCCATAGGATTCAATCCCACGGCACACTCGCTCAACTTGGGGAATAGTGATATAAATCGTGCTATTGGGAGGAAATACTGTCTTACCAACAGTTTCAAAACCATAGGCGCAGCCTGAAAAACTCTTACCTTGTCCTTGGTCAACAGCGTTGGTTCATCCTTAAGACAACCCTTAAATATGGGATAGTATCTCTGTGCAAGCCGATAAGCGGCTTTAGCCTGAGCAACTTGCTCCCAAAATATAGGATCTAACTCGGCAGGATTTTCAAACCCCTCGTAGTCTTCCGGATCCAACAATATGAGCCATTTACTAGTGGCTCCAGTAAAAGGAAAACCTGGGGATGAATTGGACGGCATTTTATTTACAAATTTCTTGCCATCCATACCGCATACAGTTTCCATTTGAGTCAAAGGACGAATATCTGCAGCAATTTTGGGAAATTTCTCCTTCATTGCCAACAGAGGTGCTGTATAATCCTCAACGGCAGCCGTCAACAACTTTGGAGCAACCCCATGAGAGGGAATTGCCGTATGTTGCAACGAAATGCGGAAAGGATCTGTAGTTTGAAACTTTGGTGCTCCCCATTTTTGTGGTACTCCACACACTGACTTGACGTGCGGAGAAAGTGGCGAAGTTATGACTTTAGAGCGGTATGTTGCTCTCCCGCGGACAGTGCCAAACACACGAATGTTCGGTGCTCGGCCATCTTGGAATTCTAGTTTGTTCAGTGGACTTTTCACATGTATCTTTGGAGATTCCAAAACGGGTTTGTCAAATAACTTCTCGGGAAAATTGCCTTCACTAGGACCTATTAAAACTCCAGCCTTCTCACCGAGAACCTCAAGCGCATACTCAAGATCCGATTGACATATTGAACTGGCGAATCCAAACGATCCAGTTTTGCCGGCGACATGTATGCCAGTAATCATGGGAGCAATCTTTTGTGCCACTAATGCAGAACCGCACATACCCTTATAAGATTTAATATCATATCCATGACCGAAAGGCGTGAACCATTTTCTAATAGCTGTTGTTGCCATTCCGATCGAGA